CCGGTTATGATGGACGAAGTTTCTGACGAATCCTCTAAAGAATTAGAAAAAAGAAAATATTATATTGCCAATTATAAAATAACATTAAAGGGGTTGTTAATTGACGAAGAGGAATTCCAAGTTTCACCAGCAATTACAAGAGCACTTACAGTTATTGAGGTTGACACCAAAATTAGAAAAAGAAAGGCAAAAATAGAACCACCAAGAACAAATAATTTTAATTTAGATATTACTTTTTTAAGTGGGGTAACACAATTAAGCGAGGTATTTAACTATACTGCCGATATTGTAATCCAAAGTACAGACAACGTAACATCGTATTCCGTATACATAAATAATAATTATGTTGGTGACGATTTAAGTACAATACAAATAACTACTAACGATACTTTAAAAATTATTGTGGTTAAAAATGATAATACAAAGACCTCTACGTTAAAGTCTGTGGCGTATTTGGTTTAATTATTCTCCGTATATATCCTTTTCTTTTTGACAAGTTTTTAAAATTAACGTTTCTAAAAACTTATACAACTTTCATCCCTTTTCTTCGCAGTATTTTTTTAAAACGTCGTGAGATTCTTCTGAAATCTTTATATTCTTTATTTTTTTCATGTTAAGATAAATATTTAAAAAGGTAGAAAAAAGGTAGAATTTTTTCATACTATTAAATTTTTTATTAAAAAACCTTATGTTTTTTGCATTTAATCAAGGTATTTATATATAAAATAAAACATTAAAAACAAAAACATTTAAAAATGGCTTCATCTAACAAAGTATTTGTATCACCCGGAGTATATACTTCAGAGAGGGATTTAACATTTGTTGCACAAAGTGTGGGTGTAACAACATTAGGAATTGCTGGTGAGACTTTGCAGGGACCGGCATTTGAACCGATATTTATTACAAATTTTGACGAGTTTCAAGTGTACTTTGGGTCTACTAGTCCTGAAAAATACGTAAACACCCAAATACCTAAATACGAAACTGCTTACATCGCTAAATCTTATTTACAACAATCTAATCAACTTTTCGTAACGAGAGTTCTTGGTTTATCAGGATATGATGCGGGACCATCATGGTCTATTACAACAATGGGTAACGTTAATCCGGCAACAATATCAGCAACAGGAAATAGTGCGACTAACGTCACTTTTAACTTTACAGGTCTAACAGGAACACCATCTTCTGTACAATTTACTGTTCCTGCACCGCTTTCTTCAGTGGTAGGAGCGACTTATACAAATTTTGATAACTCAACATCAACAATATATAGTGATATCCAATCTTACATATTAAACGAAATAAACTTATTCTCAACAGGAACTGTTGGTTCTGGTACTACGGCTCAGTTTTGGGGTAGTGTTAGTGGGGGTTGTTTAAACTCAATCACTGCAGATTCTATCAATACTGTAACCGCAATTACGGAAACATACGGTGTAAGTAGTATTGATGTCGCTAACAATACATTATCAGCATCAACAAACGATCCTTGGTTCTATTCTCAATTCACATATTCACAAAATCCATCAACTGATGCATCATCATATCTTGGTTTTGGTTTTGGTATTAGTTTAGATTCAATGTCTACAGGTACAACTGCAGGTTCTTATTCAGGATCTTGTAATATTAGATTTACTAATTATTCGGGAACACCTTACTTAGAATATGATGATTTAGTTATTGCGACTTTAAGATCAAGAGGTATCTCAACATATTCGTCAACACAGGCCGGTCCAAGTTACGAAGTTTCAGGAAAATCAAACGTTGTAATGATTACTTCAGGTCAATATTCTGGCGTAACAAAAGATCCATTCCAAACGTTTCAAATTTCAGGTGTTACTCAAGACGGTGATAATTTTAGTTTTGAAACATCATTATTAAGTACGGATTCTAATTACTTGTCTAAAGTATTCGGTAGAAGTAACTTCGGAAAAGATAGAACTCAAGTACCTTTATTTGTTGAGGAGGCTTACCCATCGTTATTGACTACAGGTTATAGATCAGGAAAAATCAGAGGTTTATATAATGATTGGATCGATTTAGGTGGTGTTAGACAAAACGATAGTCAGTCAATCGCATTTTATCTTGAACAATTCCAAACACCTGAAACACCATATTTTGTTTCTGAACTTAGAGGTAATAAAGTCTATAAACTTTTCAAAACTAGATTAATCTCTGACGGTAACGCCGCTAACAGATTGGTAAAAATATCAATTGCAAATATGTCGTTTAATAATTTAACTTTCGATGTCTTTGTTAGAGATTTCTTTGATACCGATCAGAATGTTAGAGTTGTTGAAAGTTTCACTAACTGTTCTATGGATCCGTCAAATAATAACTACGTCGCTAATAAAATCGGTACATCAAACGGTGAATATCAAGTTAAGTCTAAATATATTATGTTAGACATGAGTGACGAAGCACCTATAGATGCACTACCTTGTGGTTTTGAAGGGTACAATATGAGACAATATAGTAACGCAACACCACCATTTATGGTTTATAAAACAAAATATTTACAACCAGGTGAAGTGATTTATAACCCTCCTTTTGGATCATCTAACGGTGGAGATAATCCGGTAATTTCAAATGGTGAAAACCCAAGAAGAGCTTACTTAGGTATATCTAATATTACAGGAATTGATTACGATTTCTTTGAGTATAAAGGAAAACAAGTACCGGTTAATATTGGTACAGATACTGAAGGTATTGATTGGGGTTATATGACAAAAGGTTTCCACATGGATAGTGGAGCGACTATCGTAACGATGTATAACGCACTTCTATCAGCAACAACTTCGGCATTTGAAGTGGGTGTAGGGTCGTTTAATAGTGAACCTGATGATACTAACAACCCTTATTATAGATTAAATACTCGTAAATTTACAGCATTACCTTATGGTGGATTTGACGGATGGGATATCTATAGAGAGTACAGAACAAATAATGATTCATTCGCATTAGGTCAATCAGGATATAAATACGGAGCAGAAGCATCAATCACATACCCTACGGCAACAGGATGGGGAGCGTTTAAACAAATTTCAGGACCAAACCAAGAGACTTGGGCTAACACTGACTATTACGCATACTTATGGGGTCAATCAACATTTGCAAATCCAGAAGCGGTAAACATTAATATATTTACAACTCCGGGTATTGATTATGTGAATAACCAAAATCTTGTGGAATTAGCAATTGATATGGTTGAAACAGATAGAGCGGATTCTATTTATGTGTGTACAACACCTGACTTTAATTTATTCTTACCTACGTATAATGATTTAGAAGAAGGTTTAATTTATCCTCAACAAGTTGTAGATAACTTAGAAAACACAGGTATCGACTCTAACTATACCGCAACTTATTACCCATGGGTTTTAACAAGAGATACAGTAAATAATACACAAATTTATTTACCGGGTACTGCAGAGGTAACTAAAAACTTAGCATTAACCGATAACATCGCTTTCCCTTGGTTCGCATCTGCGGGTTACACAAGAGGTATCGTAAATGCTATTAAAGCACGTAAAAAGTTAACACAAGACGATAGAGACACACTTTATAAAGGTAGAATTAATCCAATCGCAACCTTCTCTGATGTTGGTACAGTGATTTGGGGTAACAAAACTCTACAAATTAGAGAGTCTGCACTTGATAGAATCAACGTAAGACGATTGTTATTACAAGCACGTAAGTTGATTTCAGCAGTAGCGATAAGACTATTGTTTGAACAAAACGATGATAAAGTAAGACAAGACTTCTTGGATTCTGTTAACCCGATTTTGGATTCAATCAGAAGAGATCGTGGTTTAATTGATTTCCGTGTGACGGTATCAAACACTCCTGAAGATTTAGATTCAAACACTTTAACAGGTAAGATTTTCTTAAAACCAACAAGAGCGTTAGAGTATATCGACATCGAGTTTGTTATTACACCAACAGGAGCATCTTTTGATGACGTATAAATAAAAAAATAAACTAAGTGGGGAGTAGAAATATTCCCCATTTATATATTTATATTAAAAATAACACAATGAAAATCGAAAAAAAAATCATTAAAGAAAGTGTAGGTGATCAAAATATTAATAAAAAATCATTTTCTACTAAGAAACAAAACATAATAATAACTGAAGCTCAATTAGAATATATTTTATCAAAACTTAACAAGTAATGGATATTAAAAAACACATATATATACAAGTACTTAAAAAAAGAATTAATGAGGGGTTGGTCGATGATTACGAAACAAAAGAATTAAGACCTGACTTAAAGTATTATGCATTTGACTGGGACGATAACTTAATGTTTATGCCAACAAAAATAATGGTTATGTCTGAAAATGATGATGAGATCGGTATGTCAACTGAAGATTTTGCTGAACACCGAACTCAAATCGGTGTGGAACCTTTTAAATATAAAAGTGCAACAATTATTGGTTTTGCTAATGAACCGTTTAGGTTTTTCCGAGAAATGGGTGATAAAAGGTTTGTGGTCGACTCAATGACTGCACCACTTGGTCCAGCTTGGAATGACTTTGTTGAATGTATTAATGGTGGATCTATTTTTGCAATAATCACCGCTCGTGGTCACAATCCTGAAACTTTAAAAGAATCGGTTTACAATCTTATAATGTCAAACAAAAATGGTTTAAATAGAAAAAAACTTGAGGAGAGTCTTAGACAATACGATTTATTAACCTCTGAAGGGATCTCTGAAGATATTAGACCAAATAGGAACACAACCATAGAACAATATTTAAATATGTGTAAATTCCATCCGGTTTCTTATGGAAGTGGTAGTGCGGCATCTCCTGAAGAAGGAAAAAACAAAGCACTTAAAGAGTTTATTTCATATTGTAGAGATTTGGCCAAAAATTTAATACAGTTCATTTTAAAGAAGAATCCAAATATGGATCTTACCGATTTGGTTCCAAAATTTAAAAATGACGTAGCAATGGATGAACCGGTTATTAATGTTGACGAATTTGTAAATAGACACACAACTATAGGGTTTTCAGATGATGACCAAAGAAATATTGAAGCATCATCAGAATTTTTAAATAAAGAGTATGAAAAAAATCCAGTTAATTTATACTTAACTAAAGGAGGTAAAAAAACTAGATTTAATTAAGATACTAGTAAAGAAATATTACAAAATAAAAAAAAGTAAAGACAAAAAAATAAATAACACAATATTTATATAAAAAATAAAAATACTAAAAATAAGAAAACATGGCTGATTTATTAATGAAAATGCCCTTTCAATATGAACCTAAAAGAAAAAATAGGTTTATTTTAACTTTCCCTTCTTCGTTGGGGATAAACTCTTGGTATGTTGAAAGCACTTCAAGACCTAAAATAGAAATTGGATCTACAGAGATTCCTTTCTTAAATACGTCAACATATGTTGCTGGTAGATTTAAGTGGGGATCTATTGATGTTACGTTTAGAGATCCGATCGGTCCTTCGGCTTCACAAGCACTTATGGAGTGGGTTCGTTTACATGCAGAATCTGTTACAGGACGTATGGGATATGCTGCCGGTTATAAAAAAGACATCGATTTAGAAATGTTAGACCCAACAGGGGTAGCAGTTGAAAAATGGATCTTACAAGGTTGTTTCTTAACCAATGTTGATTTCGATTCATTAGGATATAGTGAAGATGGATTAATTACGGTTAAAGCTTCAATGCAACCAGATAGATGTATTTTGGTTTACTAAAACAAAATTAAAATATTTTTTAAGAACCTCACCAACAAAGTGGGGTTTTTTATTTACATAGAAAATAGTTAAAGTATTTTTATAATAAAAAAACTATGGATCAATCAGCATTATACGGACAACAAGATTTTTCTCTACCACATGACGTGGTAAGACTACCTTCTAAGGGTATATATTACACACCAAGACGAGAGTCAATTAAAGTGGGGTTTCTAACGGCTAACGATGAAAACATTTTAATGTCACAAAATAATTCGAAAGAAGGTATTATATATACATTATTAAAACAAAAAATTTACGAACCAAATTTTAATGTGGATCATCTTTTAGATGTCGATGTTTCTGCAATTTTAATATTTTTAAGAAATACCGCCTTTGGACCTGAATATAGTTATACTTTAAAGGATCCTGCAACAGATAAAACATTTGATATTACTATTATATTAGATGAGTTAAAATATATCGACTCACCTCATACTGCAGACAACGAGGGGTATTTTACAACCAAACTTCCAAAAAGTGATAAATCAATTAAAGTTAAATTATTAAATTGGGGA